GAATCCGTGGAGGATACTCCCGACATTGAATCCGTGGAGGATACTCCCGACATTGAATCCGTGGAGGATACTCCCGACATTGAATCCGTGGAGGATACTCCCGACATTGAATCCGTGGAGGACGCTCCCGACAATAATTCCGAGGAGGACGCTGCCGATGGGAAAGGTGTACGCAAGCGTAAGCGACATGACAGCTCTGGGGATAAGTCTGACGGCGGCTCAGACTCAGGCTGCTGAGATTCTTCTCTCAGCAGCTTCCTCGAAGCTCAGGCTCGCCGCAAAAAAACACCGTATCGACCTCGATGAACGTGTTTCTGCTGATGATGACTACGGCGAAGCGGTAAGAAGCGTCGTTATTCAGGCTGTTTCAAGAGCGCTGAACTCCGTTTCCGACGTTAATCCCGCACTCTCACAGGGCTCCGAAACAAACGGCAGCTACAGCGTTTCCATGACATATCTCAATGCAGGTCAGTCGCTGTATTTCCTCAGAAACGAACTCAGAGAACTCGGACTGATGCGGCAGACCTTCGGTGCTGTCGATATCTACGACCTGAACGGGAACGGAGGTTGATTTTATGTTCACTAACCATGCAGGCTGCACTATTTTTGAGAAGATAAGACGTGGACGTGAACCGTCATACGTCCGTCATACAACGGGTCCGTGCTACATCGAACAGAATCACGGTCAGAGCAGCGGCTCCGACAGGATTCCACGGAATTCCGATTTCATTTCGATTCCCGAAGCTTCGGCAGACTACCTCCCGAAGCCCGATGACCGTATCGTCTACGGTATCATCGACGGCGACGTTCCGCCTGCCGGTGCACTCACGATTCTGAGCGTAAAAGACCTTCGTTTCGGCTCTCCGAGAGTGCGTCATATCGAGCTGACTGCGGGGTGACGTTATGATTGACTTCAAAGGTGTGGAATTTGCTCCCGATTTTACCGTGAAGCACAGGAGAAATATCGCAGAGGCTCAGGATATCGTTGACAGCGAATGTCTGAAGCTCCTTCCCGATTATACTCCGATTGCCATGAAGCGTTTCAAGAACAGAGGTAAAATGAGCAGGTCACATAAGCGGCAGTCTCCCGGTGTTATTATCAATACCGAGCCTCTCGCCCGACGTGAATACTACACGAACAAGGGATTTTCGGGCAGGGGAAAGTTCTGGCTTGACCGCCTTAAAGCTGACCACAGGGACGACATCCTGAGGAGCGTGAAAAAACGATGAAAAAACCAATTATTGAGGGCGTCAGGGACTTCGTTCTCGGCTTCCCCGAGCTGAAGGACGGCTGTCTTACGGTGGACTGTCTCGGCTGTGAGCCTGTAGAGTACACTGTGGAGACCGTCCCGTGTGACCCGGTCCACACACGTTACGTTGACGGCGACTGCTTAAAACAGTTCCTGTTTATCTTCGCAAGCCGTGAGTACTTCGGTGCCGATGTCAATACGGCTATCGGGAACCTCTCGTTCTATGAGGAGTTCGAAAACTGGATTTCACAGAAGAATCTCTGCGGAGAGCTCCCCGATCTGGGCGGCGGACGTTCTCCCGACAGCATCGAGGTCCTCACAAGAGGCTATGCTCTCTCGGAGGAGGCTGATACGGCTCGTTACCAGATTCAGCTGCGGCTCCTTTATGAGGAAGAATTTACCGAAAAATATATTGTAAAGGGCTGATTCATACATCAGCCCATATTATTTTAATTTTCAAGGAGGAAAGTCTATGTCTATTGTTGCAAGACACAAGAAAATCGCATTCTACGGCGTTGTCGCCGAAGACGGTGAAAAGTTCGTCAGGATGCCGAAGTTCACTCAGCTCACCACCAGCAAGAACCCTATTGAGTATAATCGTCAGTACGTCGATGAGCCGTTTCAGGAGTCGGACGTCGTGGGATATTCGCCCTCGATTTCTTACGCCTTCGACCGTCACACCGACAAGGAGGTTCAGACCGACATCATCCGCATCTCTGATGAGGAGCTTATCGGCAGCGACGCTGTCCGTAATATCGTCGTGGTCGATATCGAAACGGGCGAGGCTGTGAAGCGTGCATATGCCGTGATTCCGTCCACAGAGGGCGACAATATCAACGTCTACACATATTCGGGCAATTTCAAGTGCAAGGGCGAACTCGTAATTGGTACGGCGGAAAGCTCCGATAACTGGCAGACCTGCACGTTCACTCCAAAAACAGAGTAGATTGACGGAGAAGCGGCGGATGCTTATTCCGTCGGCGACTCCGATGTACATAACAACGATGAACAGCCCGAAACGGCTGAATGAAAGGATTTGAGCCTATGAGCCGCAAAAACTGGGAAATCAACGGTCTGAGCCTTGAGTTCGATAATCAGGACGCAGACAACATGGAACGCTACGAAAATGCCTTCGACCTCATGGAAAAAGAAGCAAAACAGCTCCCCAAGGACGGCAGAGTCTCCGAAAGAATCAGAGCCTACTGCAACGTCTTCCGTAACCTTTTCGACAGAATCTTCGGTGAGGGTACTTCCGATAAGCTCTTCAACGGCGTCCCCATGAGTTCGGAACGCTATGAGGAAATCTACACACAGTTTCTGGAGTTCGTCAGAGAGCAGAACGACGCCTCTCATCAGAGACATGCTGCACGTATTTCTGCATATCTGCCCAATCGTAAACAGCGTCGGAGTGCCGCAAAGAATAAATGATTAATCTGCTGTATGAACCGCTTCCCGATTATGTCACAATCAGCGGACGTCGGTACGGTATTATCACCGATTTCCGTGAGTGGTTCCGATTCGCCGATATGATTCACGACGGGAGTCTCTCCGACAGGGAAAAGCTCTCTCTTATGACGCTGTACCTCGATGAGCCTCCCGAATCTGTTTCAACAGAGCTTGTCCGTGCCGTTTTCGCATTCTATGCCGCAGACGCACTCGATTCCGATACGGATAATCAGTACGACGGTCCCGATGATGACACCGCCGACGCTCAGCCGCTGTGCAGACCTCCCGTTTTCGACTGGAAATATGACGCTAAATTCCTGCTTGCCGATTTCAGACGCTTCTACGGTATCAATCTTCTCGACGCCGCACTCGATATGCACTGGTGGGAGTTCAGAAGCCTCTTTGCGGCTCTCCCCGACGATTCCCAATGTATGAAGCGTATCTCAATCAGAAGCACTGACCTCGGCAGTATCAAAAATGATGCGTACCGTGCGAAAATTGCCCGTCTGCAAAGACTTATCGCTCTCCCGTATGAAATGTCGGACGACGAAATCTCCGCCGTTTTCGACATTCAGTGAGGTTTTACCATGGATAACAGAATTCGTGTCCCACCCATTGAACTGAGGTGGCTGCTCTGCCCGTTCTGCGGAGCTAAAACAGTTCTTTTCGACAACACCGCCAACTGTCATGGCGTGCATATAAAGTGCACAAGAGGCTGTAAACAGGTGTTTGAAATTAAAATCAGAAACGGAGAACAAGTGCATTCCTGAGCCTTTGAGCCGCACATTCCCGTCCGTAAGGAGGAATTTGTGTGGCTTTTGACGGTACTTTGAAATTCGATACCGCTATTGATAAATCAGGATTTGAATCAGGAGTCGGCAGTCTTGTCGGTCTCGCAAAAAAGGGCATGGAGCTCTGCAACACAGCTATTACGAAGACTGCGGGTGCGATGGTCACACTCGGAAAAAGCTCTCTTGAAGCTTATGCAGACTACGAACAGCTCTCGGGCGGCATTCAGACGCTGTTCAGCACTACCCAAAAATCTTATGGGGAACTCTGTAACGAAATGCTTGCTCAGGGTGCATCAATTGACGAGTTTGAAGCCAAGTGGCATGAGTACAATCAAGGCGTTTATGATGCTATGGAAAATGCCGCCGTCGCTTTCAAAACAGCAGGCATGTCCCAGAATCAGTACATGGAAACCGTTACGTCGTTCTCGGCAGCACTCATTGCGTCCCTCGGCGGTGATACGGTAAAGGCGGCTGAACTCGCCGATATGGCTATCATCGACATGGCTGACAACGCCAACAAAATGGGCAGCTCCATGGAGAGCATCCAGAACGCTTATCAGGGCTTCGCCAAGCAGAATTATACCATGCTCGATAACCTCAAGCTCGGTTACGGCGGTACCCAGAAAGAAATGCAGCGTCTGCTTGCCGATGCTGAAGCGATTTCGGGTATTCACTACGATATAAGCAGTTATGCCGACGTTGTTGAGGCTATTCACGTCATCCAGACCGAAATGGGCATCACGGGTACCACCGCAAAGGAAGCCTCAGAGACTATCAGCGGTTCTCTGGCTGCTGCGAAAGCGGCTTGGGAGAATCTTCTTATCGGTATTGCCGACTTTGAGGAACAGGACGCCGAAAAGCTTCTCGGTGATTTCGTTGAGAGTGCTGCCGTTGCCGCCGAAAACATTATGGAGCGTATTGATGTCATTATCGGCGGAATAGGCGAACTCGCTCCGTCTATCGGCGGTATTCTCGGGGGCGCCGGTACAAGGATTGCGGAGTTCCTCCCCGATATTGTAAGCATGGGTAAGGATGTCGTCCTAAGTCTGGCGGACGGTATTACCGAAAATATTGACACCATAAGCGGATGTGCACTCGAAGTCGCAGGGGCGTTCATTACGGCGTATGCTCAGCTGCTCCCGAAGTGGTATGAAATCGCCGCAAAGGCTCTGAACTCCGTCGCAAAGGGCATCACCGACAACCTCCCTCAGATTAAACAGACTGCCCGACAGCTCATCATCGACCTGACCGACTCGCTGACAACAAACCTCCCGATTCTCATCGAAGCCGCAGCAGAGATTGCTTCCGCACTCGCTGAACTTATTGCCGATAATACCGACGTTCTGCTCGACGGCGCTTTGCAGGTGCTGGAGGTTCTCGCTTCATGTCTGCTCGATAATATCGACGTTCTGGTTGACGCTGCCGTCGGACTCGTTCTCGCTCTGGCGGAATATATCAGCGACAACTCTCAGGAGCTTGCCGAAACAGCGATTTCCCTCGTCAAGGAGGTCGTCGATGTCCTCATTGAGAACGCTCCCGAACTTCTGGCGGCGGCTCTGGTACTGTTCGGCGCAGTCCTCGAGGCGGTCTATACCGTTTTTGAGGAGATACTCACCGAAATCGGCGATTCAATTACCGAAATCGGCGAAACCCTCGGTGAGGGCGCAATGGACGCCGTTCAGAGCGTCGGGGAATGGTTCTCGGAGCTGCCTTCCGAAATTGCTCAGGGTCTGTCCGACGTGCTTTACGACATCGGCGACTGGGGCAGCGACCTCCTCATCGCAGGCAGGGACGCCGCTAAGGAGCTTGTCGGCTCAATCTCTGATAAAATCGGCGAACTCCCGGACAAAATGGTCGAAATCGGCAAGGAACTCGTCGAGGGTATCTGGGACGGCATAAAGTCCGCCAAGGACTGGCTTTTCGATAAAATCTCCGACTTCGGCGACGATATTATTGACGGTGCCAAGGAGATTTTCGATATCAATTCGCCGTCCCGACGCATGAGGGATGAGGTCGGTGAGCCTATTGCCGAGGGTATCGGCGTCGGCATGAATGAGAATATCCCTCGTATTGGCAGGGACGCTGTCCGTGCTCTGGAGGGTATTTCTCCCGAAATCAGCGTGAAGGCGCTCCCCGAAATCGACAGCTCCGCTTTCGAAGCTCTCAGAGTCCACTCCGCACACGCTGATGCGGTCTTTGCCGAATCTGCTCCCGTTTCGGAAATTACGAATAATGTGTGGAATTACAGCACGGAAAAGCCGTCTCCCGAGGATGTGCGTCCCATTGAGCTTCATGCTCAGTTTGTAGTCGGAGAGGAAGTCGTGGCGGAGGGAGTTGCCGTTATCGCTTCCGACAATATCGACCGTCAGCAGGGCGTTACCGTCAAGCTCAAGGAAAGGAGTCTCGCATGATTAAGGGCATTACAGTGAACGGTCTGCACTCGTATCAGAGGTTCGGTCTGAGGATGCTCAGCCGAAACATCGGTGCAGCTCCCAAGGACGAATATACCGAAAGGGTCCCGTTCAGCAGCGTTACCCACGATTTCAGCCGTATCTGCGGCGAGCCTTCCTTCGGTGAACGCACCCTCACTTATACCTTTGAGTTTCTGGAATTCCGCACGAAAACCGCTGAGGAAAACATCTTCGCCGTTATGGAATGGCTCTGCTTTGCCGACCGTCAGAAGCTCTGGGACGATATGCTGCCGAATCACTTCTTTGAGGTGCGTGAACCGACTGTCAGCTTCTCCGAAAGTCACGGAGTCCACAAAATTACTGCCGTTTTCAAGGCGAATCCCGTTATCGGGCAGAATCCGAATCTCTATGCGGCTGCGGTGAACTTCCCCGATATCGACGGCGACGGCATTATTACTGCTGCCGATGCCGCTATGGTGCTCGAAGCCTACACAAAGCTCAGCAGCGGTGAGGATACGGGTCTGACCGACGCTCAGCTCAGAGCCTGCGACGCCGATATGGACGGCAAAATTACCGCCTCCGATGCAACTCTCGTGGTGAATTTCTACGCCGAAGTCCAGAACGGTGCCTACTACGGCGACGCTGACGGCTGGGCGGATTATCTCAGGGACGTTTCGGGGAAGTATTACCGTCTCATCGACAGCGAGGGCTTCTACCTTGTTGACTCCGAGGGCTTCGTCCTTTATACGAAAGAAGAATAAGGCATCATCGTGCAGGGGCGAAAAATAATACGAATTATACGGGACGTCGAGACGCCGTCCCCTACAAATGGCTATTATACGCATACAAATGTAGGGACGACCATTGGTCGTCCGTAAATAATTACGCATTACGCATTACGAATTATTCGTGATGTCGAGGAAGCCGTCCCCTACAATGCAGATAAAAAGGAGGTTTTTTATTATGGCTGATTCAACCGAAAAACAAAAGAATATCAAGGTCTCGGGCGAAGATATTGAGGAGGCGGTCACAAAAATATCGACAATCGAAGCTAACATTAAGGCGAATGCATCCAACATTGAAGAAACAAACAGCCGAATTGATGAGCTTGCAAATAACAGCAATGCTGAACTGTCGGCACAGGTCGAGCAGAATAAAACTGATATTTTATCAGTTAATGAAAAAGTTGAGGGTTTAAAGGCACAGGGAGCACAGCAAACACCGTTATTCGCAGAAAGCATTGAATGGCTTGAAGAAAATGGTGATACTTCAAAGGTTTATGTGCTGTCTGACGGGTATATCTACGGATATATGACAAAAACTGTTACGGTAAACCCGACAAATCAAATTCCTTTGTCCATCAATGCTGATAAAACACCGTATAACGGCGGTACAGGTATCAAGTCTGGGTATCGTCTCAATTCACAGGGACAAGAAGTTGCAATATCATCCTACAGCGTAACTGGATTTATCTCTGCAAAGTTCGGCGATACCTTACGTTTTTTCGGCATTGTCGGCAATACAGAAAGTAACACGAGAATATGCTATTATGACGAAAATTTCGCCTTGTTAAACACCATAGGTGGTACTGATGTCAAAGAGATGTTTAACAATGGTATATATAATATTACCGATAACTTGGCGGACAGAGGATTAATGACAAACATTGAAAATATGGCTTATTTCCGTTTTTCAGCGCCTACAATAAACTCCCAATCTATCGTAACTGTAAACGAACCCTTGGAGTCCGTTACAACGACAAAAGCCGGATGGAATAGTACCAATCATGCGTTTGTTCCAGCAGATTACGAGGAACAAATCACAGAACTTGAAGAACGTGCGGCTATATTGGAAAATCGGGTTGACGAGCTATCGGCAGGTGAAAACGGGACATTTACCTATGTTAGCGAAGAAGCAAAGAGAGTTGCTGAAATTATTCAAGTAAAACGTACAGTTGGTAGCTTGACGTTCACGGCAATGGCTGATTTTCATGTTGAGGTTGATACGACTGTTACAAGTTTTCCGCTTAAGGATAATCTTACTTCTTGTCGTGATGCAGGTCTTGGCCTTGCAGAGATGCAGAAATATTTCAAGCTTGATTTTGCGGCTGTGCTTGGAGATTATACTTACAGCGATAGCACTGAAACAATCGAGCAGGTTAAAAAAGATTTGACCTACGTTAAAAAGTGTATGACCGATGGTATGAAAGGGATTCCTAATATTTGGGTAACAGGCAACCACGATATAAATTATGGTAAGGACACGCCACGTAGAATGACCGAAGATGAAATGTATGCTTATCTGACTGGTAACAACAAGTCGACAGTGCAGGACGGTGGCAAAATCGGAAGAAACTACGGATATATTGATTTTGAAAATCAGAAAATTCGCTGTATTTATCTGAACACTGTTGATGTGTTCGATTATCCAGATAATACTGATGGGGCAGCCGATGATGCTATGGAAATCACAGCGGTACAGGCCCAATGGCTCATTGACGTCGGTTTAGATTTCAGCGATAAATCAGCACCAACAGAATGGGGTGTGGTTATTCTGTCACACCACTGCCTCAGCCAGTTTATGCACGTTACAGCGATTTTAACCGCATATAAAGACGGGGCGAGCGGAAGTGTGGCTGTCACAACAAATGGAGTTGATACTAAGGTTAATTATGACTTTACAGGTGTAAGCCGTGGTGAAATTATATGTGCAGTACACGGTCACGACCATAATTTTACCTATCGTAAAATTAGTGACGAACCTTGGCATCAAGTTACAGAAGAAAAGTCGTGGCTTTGGAGTATCTGTGTACCAAACGTAGATACCACAAGGAACAACGAAAAAGCAACCAGTGCAGATGAAGCTTACAAACAGGCTTTTGGTGAATTTGATGAGAATGGCACTCCTGTCTATTATCCTAAAACACAGGGGACAGCAACAAGCACAAGTTTCTGCGTTTTCACGATTGATAGAAAGAATCGCAAGATACACGCTATTGCTTATGGTGCAGGCATTGACAGAGAAATCTCATACTAAGCAAATTAAATATAAAGGAGGGGGAAAATGTACAGAGTCATCATACAGAACGGCGGTTCGTCCGAGGTTCTTCATGAGCTTTCACCTAAAAGCAGCAGACGGCTCGGTTCGGGGAAGTTCTCGGAGGAGGTCAACAAGATACCTTCGTTCGTGTTTTCGGTTTTTCCGTCGAATCCGTGCTTTGACAGACTCTCCGACCGCAGAACGGCAGTCTCGGTGCTCAATACGCTCACCAATGAGACCGAATTCGAGGGGACTGTCCTCATGACCACAAAAAGCATGAGCACTTCGGGGAAAGTAGTCAGAACGGCAGTCTGCGAGGGCTTTCTCGGCTTCCTCTGCGACAGCGTCCAGATGTACCGACACTTCTCCGATACCGACGCCGCAGGCTTTCTCAGTGCTCTGCTCGATGTCCACAACGCCCAGATGCTTCAGGCAGGCTCTCCCGATAAGCAGATTTTCCTCGGAATGTGCGACGTCGTCGGCGACAACACCAACAGCAAAACTACCGCCTACCGCAATACTCTCGACGAAATCAGGACTAACCTCATAGACCGTATCGGCGGCGAAATCAGGGTCAGAAGGGTGGACGGCGTGCTCGTTCTGGACTACCTCACTCAGATTTCAAGGCGCAGTTCTTCCCGAATCGCTCTTGCTGACAATATGCAGTCGCTTGAAGTGAAAACGGACTCGACAAATATTATCTCAATGCTGATTCCTCTCGGCGCTCAGACAGACTCCGATTCCGCAAAAAGACTCGATATTTCTTCTGTAAACGGCGGTTCTCCGTACATTGTGGATGAGTCTGCACTGCAAAAATACGGCCCGATTGCGGGGACGGTCGTCTTCGACGATATTACTCTCCCCGAAAATCTCATCAGGGCAGGTCGTGAGTACCTCGGAAACAACAACCGTGTGAAGAGTGCTTACCGTGCTCAGGCTCTTGACTTGTCCATGCTCTACAAAAGCCGTGAGAGTATACGCTGCGGAAACATCCATCCTTTCTACAACCCACTGCTCGGCGTTGATGAGGAGCTCCGCATCATGAAACGGACTGTCGATATTTACAAGCCGTATAAGCCTGTCCTCGAAATCGGCGACAAGGCTGACTGCCTGACCGATATTGCAGTCCGTAATGCCAGACTTATCGAATACGAGCTCCCTCGTCAGAAGAATGAAATCCTCTCTGCCGCAAGAGACATTGCTACGGCTCTCATCAATGCAGGCATAAACGGTTATGTCTCGGTCAGCGGAAATGAGATCCTCATTATGGATACTCCCGATAAGGAAACGGCTTCAAGAGTGTGGCGCTGGAACTCGGGCGGCTTCGGCTACAGCAGCAGCGGCTACAACGGTCCGTATTCGACTGCCGTCACGATGGACGGTGCTATCGTTGCAGACTTCATTACCGCAGGCGTCCTCCGTGGTCTTGAAATCAATAACGGCGACGGTACTTTCCATGTCGCTCCCGACGGTACCGTTACTGCGGCCGCTGTCAATATCACGGGCGGCAGCGTCAATATCACTACCAACGACGAGAATTACGACGTTATCGCTCTGAACTGCGGTAACTGGTTTCATCAGCTATCGCCACTTCAGTGGGTCCTTCAGAACAAGGGGACAGGCTCGACCATTCTTGCTCAGGCAGGCGGTATCTTCTTCTATAAGGATGACAAGCTGAAACTGACTATCAGTGCGGAGGGTTCACTTTTCTTTTATAAGAATGATGAGCTGAAACTGACTATCAGTGCGGAGGGTTCACTTTTCTTTTATAAGAATGATGAGCTGAAACTGACTATCAATGCGGAGGGTACAATAAGAACGTCCGATTATATTATCTGTGAGGACCTTATGTTCAAGGATTCAGATTCGGTTTATAACTCGCTTCGTGGAACCATCGACACGCTGAACTACCGTGTTTCAAAACTCGAATCAGCTAAGGAGGCTTGATAATATGCTCACTTTTTACGACAAAATCCCCGATATGGAGTGTATTCAGGGAGATACGCTCCCCGTCTTCGAAATCTGCGTGGACGGAAATCAGGTCGGCGGAAGTATGTTGCTGCTGATTGCTCCCAAGAACGACCCGACACGTGCTGCCGCAGAGATAAAAGCGTCTGCATCAAAAAACGGTTTCGCCGTTCAGATTACAAGCAGGGAGACTTCGCTCCTCACCGAAGGCACGTACCTGCTTGTGTTCTGCCTTGTCTCGGACGGTCTCTGCTATAAGAAGCTCGCAGGCTGCATGAGAGTTTCGGCGGCTCCCGTTCCGACGGAGGTGTGATATGCAGTTTACGTTTACTGTTCAGACCGATGTGAAGCTCGGTTTTGATGTGCCGAAGGTTCCCGAGGAGGGGAGTGTTCCCGCAAACTCGGTTCCGTCGCTGATGTCCGCAATTACAGACGATATGCACGTTATGGGAAATGCTTCAGAGGAGGTTATATAATGGCAATTACGCAGACATTATTTACAACAAATGACGAGGTGGCTGCATGGCTCACAGCTAACCTCGTTCCGACCTGTTTCGACAAAATCGAGGACGGTGCAGACGACAAATTTGAATACTGGGACTGCTATGTGGGTGACCACAAGCTACTGAGAATTAACAAACGACCGAACTCGCCGTGCTATGTGTTCGGCAAAGAAGGCAGCGCCGAAGTCTATATGACGAAAGTAGGCATAAATAATACCGTACTCAGAGCTGGGCGTGCCTGTTCCAAGGGTGTGGTGCTTGTACCGTATATCCCAACAACACCAAGTAATGTCGGCTGTCTGGTTATCACCAAGGATAATAACGGCAATACGACAATTGTCGGTACTCCCGACGGCTCATATTATTACTGCTCATCGGGACAAAACACTCAAACTATCTCTCCGCATAGGCTGGTAGTCTGCAATAAAAACAGCCGTCTGAGTTCGTATCCCTACCTGTACCATATAAGTGCCACTACCTATTCTGCGACTACTCTGACACCCCTTCCCGTCTACGGTGACGACAACGCCTACACGCCCGACTGCTTCCTGCTTATCACGCAGGAATATCCCGACGCAGTCAAAATAGACATTGATGGCGTCAAGTATATCAACAACGGTGCGTGGTGCCTGAAGGACGGTGGCTAAACTATGAAGTACATTATTATGCTTATGATTGTCCTCGGACTTGCTGTTTCCGACTTCGTTACGGGTCTCATCAAGGGTTACGTCAACCACGACCTCAACAGCGCCAAAATGCGTAAGGGCGGTCTCAATAAAATCGCTGAGCTGACCGTTATGGCTACGGTGTGCGGTCTTGAAATCGGCATAAAAGAGCTCGGAAAGTATTACTCCGCCGAACACCTCGCCGAAATTACGGGTGCTGTCGCCGCTATCGCCGTCTTTTGCTATGTCGTGCTTATGGAGATTGTATCCATTCTCGAAAATTACGCCGAAATAAGTAAAGCCGAATGGGTCGCTAAGTTCCTCAAACGGCTTAAAAATGTCAAAAACAAGGAGGAATAATTTATGAATTCACCTTATATGGGAAAATTCCGTGTCTCACAAGAGTTCCGTCCGCCTCAGAATCCCTCTCATGACGGTCTCGACCTCGTTGGAATCGACAGCAAGGAGATTCATGCTACTGTCAACGGTACCGTCCACTTCGCAGGCTGGGAAAATCCCAACAACCACGCTCAGGGCTTCGGTCTCTACGTCTGCATCAAGGGCTGCGACGGTCTCTTCTACTACTACGGTCATCTGTCCGAACTCAAGGTCTCCTCGGGTCAGTCCGTCAAGTGCACCGACGTCGTCGGCATCGAGGGCAGTACGGGTCACTCCACAGGCAGCCACTGTCACTACGAAATCCGCAAAGCTTTCTTCAAGGGCGCCGAGGTCGTCAATGTCTCCGAAAAGTCAGGCATCCCCAATTCAGCAGGCTCTACCTTCGACGACGGATATCGTCCTCCTCCATCGGCTCCCAAACCTTCTAAGTTCGTCACTCTTACTGTCGATGAACATACTTACTCCGGTCTCCTTACCGAAATATGATACGGAAAACGGCAGGTTCATAAAGAGCCTGCCGTTTTTGTTATGTATATCATTATGGTACGTATTCTTCAGTTCCGATATCGGTCAGGAGTCCCTTAACCTCAGCATATGGCATAACATAACGTTGGTTGAGATAACGAAGCGAGGCTGCGAGTTCGCCGTCTGGACCTCCAAGCTGAGATATTATGATCTTGGCGAGTTTTGCGTTTGGAGTTTTAATATTAACGGGATACTGCAATTTGTTATAATATCCATGATGTACATAACTGAATGTGACTATAAATGGGAGTTTATCATTAGATTGTTTTTTACTGTAGGTGCAGGTATAACTGGTGACGATATTCAGGTGATAATTTATATGAACTGTATTGAAAAAAGGGTGGCTTTTTCAAGCCACTCTATTTGTTTTTATATAATTGGAGATATGACCATCCTTCATTTCTCTAATAAAATTATATTTCTTGCTCGCAATGGATTTGTTTCGAGTTTATGAGCGTTTTTAGATTATTTGATTGAATAGAAATTGAATTATAGTTTTTCTACATATATTAAAAAATATACACAAAAGACGAAATTTGTTAAATCCTTTTTGTTGATTATAAATATTGACATAGTGCGTCGAATATGTTATTATTATCAAGTTGTGAAAATTGAAATATAGAAAAAATATATATATAAATAAATTATTTTTAATTCATGAATATAGGGTTTGTATTATCGGTTTTATTGAATATGATGGTAATAGGCTCAAAAGTGAGCTTGTTATAAATAAAACGTACATAGTACAGAAGGGATGTAAAAAATGAAGGGGAGAATGTTTAAACTCATTCTTTCGGCATTGATGTCAAGTGCAACAGTACTTACATCAGTACCATCATCTGCATATGCTGAAACAGCAAGCAGAGCAAATTCAGAAAGCAATCACGCTCATGTTCATGAGCACGATGATTGCGAAGAAACAGACGAGCACGCTCATGAAGATTGTAATGAGGAAGATGTGCTTGGTTCATGCGCAGAGGAACATGAGCACGCAGAGGACGCTGCTTGCTGCGATAGTCATGAGGAGTTACTCCTTGGTGACGGAATCACAGTAGCTGTTCTCGACTCCGGAATCACATCAATTGAAACAGCGAAGGACATTTCGTTTGTTGATGATGAAGAATTCAGCGAGCATGGCAATATGATGGCAGAGACACTTATCAACAAGGTTCCTGAAATCGCACTCTACGATGTTCGTGTACTTGATTCAGAGGGGAAAGGAAAGTACTCTGATATCAGCGAAGCAATCGTATGGTCTGTTGACAATGATGCAGATATTATCGTAATGAGCTTTGAAGGCTTTGAAGCATCAACAATTCTTGAGGATGCAATCAATTATGCAGCACAGAACGACGTTCTTATGATTGCTGCAGCCGGAAACGATGGACTTGAAAAGGCAGTATATCCTGCAGCATATTCGTCTGTAATATCCGCAGGTTCACTTGCAGAAGACGGAACAATCAGCCCGATTTCAAACTACGGAGTATCGGTAGATGTATTCATAAATGCAGCAGAGGGAACATCATACGCAGCACAATATGTTGCAGCAGACGCTGTTAAGTTCATGCAGGCAAATCCCGATGCAGACAGTGATGAAGTAAGAGCTGTACTCACAGGAAATAAGTCCAAGGAATTTACAGCGGTAAGCGGTTCTGAGGATTCTTATGTTTATGCAGCTGCTTGTTCACATAGTTGGGGTTCATGGGTAACAACCAAAAATGCAACATGTACAACAACAGGTTCAAGATATCGTATATGTTCAAAATGCAGAACAAGACAGACATCAACTATATCCAGCTATGGTCATTATGTAAGTAGTGGTTCTTACAATACAACAAAGTACCCTACATGTACAACAACAGGTACAAAAGTGCTTTATTGTTCAAGAAGCGGATGTAGAGCTGTGCTTAGCAGCCAGACAATTCCAGCTCTCGGACACAGCATTAAGTCAACAGTTGTAAGTCCTACATGTACAGCACAGGGTTACACAATAAAGGATTGTACAAGAAGTGGATGTTCATACTACACTAAGACAAACTATACTGCTGCAAGAGGACACAACTGGGGTTCATGGATAACATCAAAGGCAGCAACATGTACAACTGCAGGTTCAAAGTATCACACATGCACACGTTGTTATACAAAGCAGACATCAACAATTCCTGCATATGGACACAGCATTAAGTCAACAGTTGTAAGTCCCACATGTACAGCACAGGGGTATACAATTAATGATTGTACAAGAAGCGGATGCTCATACTACACCAAGACAAACTATAAGGCAGCTCTTGGACACAATTGGGGTTCATGGGTAACAACAAAGGCAGCAACATGTACAACAGCAGGTTCAAGGTATCACACATGTACACGTTGCAAAACAAAGCAGACATCAACAATTCCTGCACTTGGACACAGCATTAAGTCAACAGTTGTAGCTCCCACATGTACAGCACAGGGATATACAATTAATGATTGTACAAGAAGCGGATGTTCATACTCCACTAAGTCAAACTATAAGCCGGCTCTTGGACACAATTGGGGTTCATGGGTAACAACCAAAAATGCAACATGTACAACAGCAGGTTCAAGGTATCATACATGTACACGTTGCAAAACAAAGCAGACATCAACAATTCCTGCATATGGACACAGCATTAAGTCAACAGTTGTAAACCCCACATGTACAGCACAGGGTTACACATTAAATGATTGTACAAGAAGCGGATGCTCATACTACACCAAGACAAACTACAAGGCAGCTCTTGGACACAGCATTAAAACAACAGTAGTAAATCCCACATGTACAGCACAGGGTTACACAATAAAGGATTGTACAAGAAGCGGATGTTCATACTACACCAAGACAAACTATAAGGCAGCTCTTGGACACAATTGGGGTTCATGGGTAATAACAAAGGCAGCAACATGTACAACAACAGGTTCAAAGTATCACATTTGCACACGTTGTAAAACAAAGCAGACATCAATAATTCCCGCACCTGGACACAGCATTAAGTCAACAGTAGTAAACCCCACATGTACAGCACAGGGTTACACATTAAAGGATTGTACAAGAAGCGGATGCTCATACTCCACTAAGTCAAACTATAAGCCAGCACTTGGACACAGCATTAAAACAACAGTAGTAAAGCCCACATGTACAACACCCGGTTACACAATTAAGGATTGTACAAGAAGCGGATGTTCATATTACTCAAAGATAACTATACCTGCAACAGGACACAATTGGGGTTCATGGGTAATAACAAAGGCAGCAAAATGTACAACAACAGGTTCAAAGTACCGTGTATGCTCAGTGTGCAAGACAAAGCAGGTATCAACAATTTCCGCACTTGGACATAGTTGGAAGGCAAGTAAAACTGTAGCACCCACATGTACAGAAAAGGGATACACTTTATATGTATGCAGCAGAAGCGGATGTACTGCAACAAAAAAGACTAATTATAAAGCAACACTTGGACACAGCATTAAAACAACAGTAGTAAAGCCCACATGTACATCTAAGGGTTACACATTAAAGGATTGTACAAGAAGCGGATGCTCATACTACGTAAAGAGTAATTATACATCTGAGCTTGGTCATTATGTAAGCAGTGGTTCTTATAACACAATTAAGGCAGCAACATGTACAACAAAGGGTGAAAAGGTTCTTTATTGCTCAAGAAGCGGATGTAAGGCAATTCTCGACAGACAGGAAATTCCTGCACTTGGACACAGCATTAAAACAACAGTAGTAAAGCCCACATGTACAGCTAAGGGTTACACATTAAAGGATTGTACAAGAAGCGGATGCTCATACTACGTAAAGAGTAATTATACATCTGAGCTTGGTCATTATGTAAGCAGTGGTTCTTATAGCACAATTAAGGAAGCAACATGTACAGAAAAGGGTGTAAAGGGACTTTATTGCTCAAGAAGCGGATGTAAGACAGTACTTGACAAACAGGATATTCCTGCAAAGGGACATAGCTGGGAGAGCACATGGACAATTCGTTTGAAGCCTACATGCAGCAGAGAGGGCTCTAAGGTACGTAGCTGCCAGAGAACCGGCTGTACAGAACATCAGTCAGAAAAAATTGCTAAATTAGATGCACAGTTACTTGGTACAGTAAATATTAATGGAAACAATAAAAGTGTTTATATTGTAGAAAACTTATCAAATGCTTCTCAGTTATCAGATTCAGTAATTATTTATGATGCTGTTGAGTCTGATGGATATGTAAACTACCAGGTACGTGACTCATACAAGATCAATGATTTAGGCGCAATGTCTGATATATGTGATATGATTATAGAATACAATAGCGACGCAGGCAGAAGCCGTTGGGATCGTACAAATGCTAGTTTAGTTGCCGAGTGGGTAGAACATAATGCATTATATCTTGTTCCAAATGGCGATATTAAGGATTGTGCACAGCATGTTGACCTTGACGAAGATGCAGAAGGCACACCTGCTGGCGTGGTAAACGGTATTATTAAATAATCGCTGGAAATAGTTTAACTTTTTTTGAACTATAATCTGTATACTAAGTGGGTAATCAGAAACGATATCAATTTCATTTTTGATTGTTCACTTTAAAGTCGACAGTAATAATTATTGTATCAATACCAATGAACTGACTCCGCAATTTAAGCGGAGTCAGTTTTATTTTTTAGCAGAGTCGATATGTGACATGGAGTCGCTTTTATAGTCTGGAGCTACGGGGAATAATCCCCGGCGGCTTCTTTTTATCAATCCATAAGTATTTCCATATTTTTCATATTGCTTATATCCTGACCAGTAAATGCAATCTGCATGAGGGCAAAGGTTATGTCAGCCGACAGCTTTTCTTCTTCCTCCTTGGTATGCTTTGGGATATGACAGATGATATTAGCACCGTTATAACGGTTTTTTATAACGCCTATGATCTCTGTATCTGTCTCGGTTTCGCTGATGATATCATATTCTGTGCGCTCCCACATTGAGGGTTTTTCTTTCTTCTTTGTTGCCAT